AGGCCGCTTCATAGAGGTTCCTGGCCTTGATCTCCTCGCCGCCCGTGAGCTGCTTAATGGTCTCCTCGTCCAGCTTGCCGTACTGATTGCTCTCAGCCATGGTCACAAACCGCTTACCTTTCAGGGAGGCCAGCATAGGGTTTGCAGCCTCAGCGTTTTTGGAGCGGTCGGTTTTGCAGATGATCGACACCGGAGATACAGAGGCATAATCCCCAAGCAGATGATGGATAGCGGAGAGCATAGTGGATTTGCCATTGCGGGTGGTCTTGCCGTGGAGAATGAACATACACTCCTCATTCGCCATACCCAGCATGGAGTAGCCCAGGGCCTTTTGCAGATACTCGGCTTTGTCCTGATCTTCGCACGTCACCTCGTCTATAAACTTCTCCCACCGTTTGCACCGAGCGTCCTGCAAGGTGTAATTGAAGCCGGTCTGCATGGTAAGAAAGTCCCGCCAGTCATGCTCCCGAAACTCCATTTTCTGCAAGTCGTAAGTGCCATTGAGACAGTTGATAAGATAGGGATTAGCGTCGAACTGCGCTGAGGTGATGGACATGACGCTGGCAGCGTCTTTCATCAGCCGGTCACGGAAGCGGCGGTCTCCCATCTTCACGATGAACTTCATGTACTCACGGCGGCGTTCTTCATTGCCGATCTCGCCGCAGTAAAGGGCCATCAGGCGGCAGAATTCCTTGATTTTTTCGGCTACCAGCAGGGAACCGATGTCCTTGCGCCATGCCCCCTCCGAGTAGGTGTACCAGCACTTTGTCTCGGGACAGTAACGGGTATCGTTCTGGTAACACTCGGAAAACAGCTCTGCCATGCCGCTCTCGTCCCACGAATAACCGGTGCCGCTGGCCTGGTGGCTGCACTCCGGCTGGGCCTCTTTGATGTGAAACATCTTCTCGGACTGCGCCACATCCATGATGTACCGCCCGTTGGAGAGTTGAAACAGCTCCGGTTCCCGCTCCTCGGCAGTGTTCAGAATTTCATCGGCCATTTCTACTCACCTTCCTTGCCGCTTTTGCCAATACTGCCATTGCACACGCCTGGGCCGCCTCGTCCCACCAGGCGCACTTCTCACGGCAGCAGAACACCAAATCCATATCGCCGGGGCCGCTCATGGACAGAGGGCAAATCTTCTTGTCATCCATAGCTCAACCCTCCTTACGATCAGCCATGCCGCTTTCCGCAGCTCCCCCGTAAAAGAAAGCGTTGCGGATGGCTTCATCTACATGAGCCATGATCTCGGGCGGCAGAGTGCAGATATATTTCCAGTCGTCGGTCACGTCGATGACTCGAACCTGTTCACACTCGACCATGCTGGGAAACAGTTTTCCCCAGGTAACGGCAACATGAGTAGGCATTTCCAATCTCTTAAACTTGGTCGTCAGCGGCACGACGATAGATGTGGGAGAGAACTGATTTCCTGTGTTGTTCTGTACGATAATCCAGGGCCGCTTACCTCCTTGCACATGACCGCTGGCGGGAATAGGAACATTGATCTCCACAACATCTCCACGCTGATAAGGTTTCATACTCATTACCTCCTGTATCTCGTCACGCTGTTTACAATCAGCTCGACCTCCGAGCGGTCAAGCGGCGGTTTACACGCCATGCTGTTTGCATACAGCAGCTCTTTATAAATGTCTGCTTTGCTGTATCCCTGATTGTGAAGTTGCCCTGCCAGAGAAGTCAGACTCAGGTTTCGAGAGCCGGGAGCAATGGGCGGGTATTCCGGCTTCAACATGACTTTTCCTTTCTCCGGCTTTGGGTAGATCGGGGTATAAATCCGCTGAGGGGCAGAACAGCCGCTGCTTTCCCCGGGAGCGTCGGGGAAATAGGTAGTCAGCACATAGTCAAGGGCCTCCTGATTTTCCACGATCTCGGAGTAGACCAGCACGTCGCCGGTCATAATGAAATACCGGCTGCTCTGG